ATGGGCGATTTCAATTACTTACACATAACAGGCGTGAACGACCTGCCCGGCTATCATGCCGCGGCAGCGTTCACCACAAAGAGCAGCGAAGTTTTCAAGGAGGCGGAGGAGATTTCACCGCGCCATGTGAGTGACAAGGTGAGCTATATGCCTTGGGGAGCGGACGACCAGATGCCGTATGACATTATCAATCTGATTGAGGGTGATGAGACACTGAGCACTTGCCAGATGTTCAATGCAGAGGTGTGCTATGGGAGCGGATTGGTGTACCAAACTGATGAAATGTGCAAACAAAAAGTGGTGAACGAGGTGGAGGAGTTCTTCTTAGATAACGACATGGCAAGTTATTTCCTCGGTGTTTGCCAAGATTTCAAACACTTCGGCTTTGCCGTGAGCGTGATTATTCTCAATGAACAAGGCAACAAGGTGGTGAGGGTGTTGCGCAAGGAGGCTTGCTATGTGCGCTTTGCGCCTGCCAACAAAGAGGGTGTGATACCACAAGTGTTATACGCGAATTGGCGCAACTCGGTGCGGGCGGAACAGGTGGAGGTGATTCCACTGCTCAACCCACAAAGTCCTTGGACGGACTTGCAGGCACAGGTGAAGAAGGGCAAGCGCAAGTTTGCCGTGGTCAGCCGTGTGCCGACGCCTGACAGCACGTATTATCCCATTCCTTATTACGCCTCGCTCTTCAAGGGAAAGTGGTACAATATCAAGCAACTCATTGGGGTGGCGAAGGAGGCAAAGTTGAAAAACTCTGCACCTATCAAGTACCACATTGAGATTGCCAAATCGTTTTGGAGCAACATCTTCAAGGCGGAGGGCATTACCGACCGCGTGAAGCAGCAGGAGCGCGTGAATGAGGAAAAGGACAACATCATCAATTTCCTCACGGGCATGGAAAATTCGGGCAAGGTGCTTTTCTCGGAGTTTTATGTGTCTCCCAACGGGGAGGAGCAGCACGATGTGGTGATTAACAAGATTGAGACGGACAAGGAGGGTGGTGATTGGGCTACGGACATCATCGAGGCGGTGAACATGATGTGCTTTACCATGCGTGTGCACTCAAACCTTGTGGGTTCTGTGCCGGGCAAATCGCAAACGAACAATTCGGGCAGCGACAAGCGCGAACTTTATACGATTGCACAAGCCTTGCAAAAGCCGTATCACGACCTTTTGTTTAATGTGCACCGACTGATTATAAGGTTCAATAGGTGGGACGGGGCTTATCCCGACTGTCCGTTTATTCAGCTTACTACACTCGATGAAAATAAGGACGCAAAGCAGGTAAGCACAGAAGAGTAACTTTATAACCTCATAACCTAAAACCTCAAAACTACTATGTCTCTGTTGATACCCGATAACAATGTGCTTCTGCAATTCGTTCCGAATGTGCTGAAGTCTGTGCAAGGCGAGACCTTGCTTTTTGATAAAATTGCACCACACTTGGAGGTGGCGGAAGCGTGGCTTACGACCACGTTCCTCTCTGAGGCAGTTCTTGCGAAACTGCCCCATGAGGATGCCACCAACAAGTTGTTGCATTACGCGCGTATGGCTGTGGCGGCAGAAGCCATGCTCCATGCCGCGCCACAGCTGGATTTGGTGCTTACACCCAATGGCTTTGGTGTTGTTTCAAACACCAATATAGCCCCTGCCAGTAAGGAGCGCGTGGAACGCTTGCTCCTGTCGTTGGAGAAAATGCGTGATGACACGCTTTCTATCTTGCTTCCCTTGTTGGCAAATACGGAAGCATGGGCGACAAGCGCCCCATGCCAATACTTTGGGCAGACGCTTTACCCGTGGTTGGATCTGCCTCGGAAACTCGGCAGCACCGACCACTCTTGGCAGCGTTACCAGGAACTGCATTCTAAACTCATCGCCATCGAGGAACGATTGGCGCATGATTTCTTCTCCTGTGAACTCTTGGCGACTCTGCGCCAAGCAGAGCTATTGGGCAAATGGGGCGAGACCCCATCTGCACCGCACTACAAGCGTGCTTGGAGGCACATCTTCGCAATAGAACTGTATATGCTACGGGAAGAAGGAGAAGTCCCCATACCATCTTGCATAGAGGTCGTGAACTCCCTCCGTAATGCTCCCGATGGCATTTTTGAGGAGTGGAAGCAGTCGGAAACCGCTGCGCTCTTTGAAAATCATGGGTACAAGAATGATAAAAGAAATGGTGGGTATTGGTTCTAACTTGTCTTTTCTCTCAAATAGATGCTTCCATACTTTCGCGGTATGGAAGCATTTTCTATTTCTCTGCCCAAGTCATGGTCGGAACTGTCCGACCAGCAATTGCTGTTTTTCTTCCGACAAGTCGCACGCGATTTGCCGATGAACGAGATGTTAGCCCTTTGCGTTTGCAAATGGGCTGAAATTGTTGTGCTTTGTCATGCAGACAAACACTCCTGTTTGGTCAAGGACAGAAAGAGCAAACGCCAAGTGGTGCTTGCCGATTGGCAAATCACTTTTGCTGCGCGACAACTCGCATTCTTGGAGAGTTTCGCTCCCAAGCCTGTGCGCATTGCTGTCATTGGCGGTGCATCGGCAGTCGCTGCCGATTTGCAAGCCGTCCCCTTTGAGGATTATCTCGCTTGCGAGAACTATTACCAAGGCTTTCTGCATACGCAAAGCATGGAATGCCTTGCGGAGATGGCGCATTTGCTTTATCCGAAACTTTCGGACAAAGCTTGTTTGGAGAAAGCAGAACTGCTTTCTGTATTTTATTGGTTCGCTTCTGTCAAAGCGAACTTCACCCGTATGTTCCCACATTTCTTCACCAACATACCCCAAGAGAAAAGCAATCTCTTGGGGAGTGCTGATATGGGTGTCGGAGAGGAACTCCGACAGGCGATGAACGCACAAATCCGTGCGCTCACAGGAGGTGACATCACCAAGGAAGCAGCCATTCTGCAAATGGACTGCTGGCGTGCCTTGACGGAACTTGATGCCAAGGCACAAGAAGCACAAGAACTGCGTAACCAACTTAAATAAACTGCTATGAAACCTGCAAATACACTCAATTGGAATGCCACGGCATTCTTTCAAGACTTGGTTGCCCGCAACAAGTTTGCTACCGCACAAGGCTTTTCTTTCTGCCGTGTGTCGGGCTTGGAAGGCTTTGAAGAGGCACTGCAAGCCATGCAAAGCACCACGGCTTTTGTCTGCGTGAGCGACATGAGCCAAGGCTATATCGCACTCGCCAACACGCCACGCACAAGGCGCGTGAAAACCATCTTTCTTGCCATGCGCCATGCCATTGATGACATGGAGGCAAGGCTAAGCTGCATGGAAACACTTCGAGAAGTGTTCCGCCAATTCATGAGCCAACTCATTCTTGAACGGACACGATTAGAACAATCGTGCATTTACCTTGATGAACGTATCACGTTCAACGAAATGAACGAGTATTTCTTTTCTGGCTGCGCCTGTGCCTACTTTCAAATTGCCGTGGACACGTTTACGGATTTAAGATACAATGCAGATGAGTGGGAATGACCAAGAACAAGCTGCATTAAGGGAACGCGAAAAATTCGTCACGGCTTTCAACGAGACCATGCTCAAAATATGGAAAGAGCAAATGACCTTGCTCGATGTCATTGACACAGGCACCTTGCTCGCTTCGCCCAAGTCGTTACCGCTCCGTGCCGACGGGCGGTTCATGGAACTCGGACTAAGTCAGTCTTTTTTAGAGTACGGACTTTGGCAGAACTTTGGTACGGGTAAGGAAATACCTCGCGGTAACAATGGGGACATCGGCAGGGAACGCAAGCGCAAAAAGAAACCTTGGTTCTCGCGCAAGTATTACGCTTCGGTCATGAACCTAAGGGACTTTCTTGCCGAAAATATGGCCAAAGAGTTTGTGGGCGTGGTAGCCCAATCTTTGAACGATAAGTACCTCAGATACAATCATTAGCTTATGAACACGACAAACATAACCAAGCAAATCACGGCTTTTCGGGCATTAAGCACCGAAGCCGCCATCACCCCCGAGAATTTGGGCGTGATATTGCAAGCCTTGGCAGACTTGCTCTCTGCTGCCGCTACAAACACGGACTTGCAGTCCCTCACGGCTTGGAAAGCCAATCTTCTGAAACTCTCCACATTGTTGCAGAGCATCAGTATCGGAACTGTCGGCACAGACAAGGTCTGTCTGTCCGTCATTCAGGGCAATACCGCAAGTGGCGTGCTGCAACGACAGGCGGACAGCATAATCCTCAAAGCCGCCACCACCGCACAAGCCGGGGTGATGTCCGCGGCACAGGTGCAGAGCCTCACAAGTTGCACCGAGGACATGGCAAGGGCAAAGCTTGCCATATCCAACTGCAACACAAACATCGCTGCCCTGAAAACTTGGAAAGCCAAGTTGGGCGAAGCCAAGCAAGTCATTCAGCACTTCAAGTTGGGGGACGTGAACAAGGTGAGTGTGGCATTTTCTGCCACGCTCCTGAACATGGTCACGGGGGAATTGAAAAGCATCAACAATGCTTTTGCCCTCCCTGCCGCCACCTCTTCGAGTGCGGGCGTGATGACCGCTGCACAGGTGCAGCAGCTCAACAAGTATTATGACCATGTCTGCAACATCGACAAGGCGGTGTCCGTTGTCACAGACACCATAGCCACTTCCCTCGCTTATACAAGCAGTTTGCGCGTGTTAACGGCAAGCAATGCCGCAGGCACGCAACTGTTCAGCGTCACATTGCCTATGGCTACGGCAAGCGTGCCGGGATTGACCACCACACGTGCCGTGACCGATGTGCAGAAGGCTTTGAACACGCGCATCAGGGAGTTGGGCAATTTCTTGGAAGAGACAGCTGCGCTCAATGCCTTGCGCGACCCTTCAATTTCGGGCAATGCCGAAATCGTGGTGGCGCACCTCACGTACCAGAAGCACATGAGCATCACGCTCATTCAGAATATCGAGAACGACTACTGCCGACAAATCATATTCAACCACGCCAAGGTGTTCCAGCGTGCCATCTACTTTACGGGCAGCGACCGCAAGACGATAAGCTATGCCGAGGACTGGGGTTGTCTGTTCCCCGACCGCATGGCATGGGACGTGAACACGAACAAGTACGTGCTCTCGCAGTTCGGCATGAAGTTCAATGCGCTTTACACGGACGCCATTCCGTTAGCAAGTTCCACAACGGACGGTCTCATGAGCAAGGGGGATAAAAAGACATTGGACGCCACTTCAACAGACTTGGTAAACCTCTACAACATGATCATGACGCTTGGCGAGCGCGTGGACGACTTGGAAAACAAGATGAAAACGATTGAAAGCAAGTTGAATGCCTATTTGGGCGTCAATCATTAAACTTATAAACTCATTAAACTTATAAACTCATTAAACTTATAAACTCATTAAACTTATAAACTATGCCAAAGCATAAAGTCTCCATTCAATTTTGGTCCGCCCTCGCCATGCTCGTAGGCGGCTATGCCCTCGCAGTCGCAGGGTTCATCACACCGCCCAAAGGCGAAATCTCGGACTCTGTCCTGTGGATTTTCTCACAATGTCTCATCTATGCTGGCTCAATCTTCGGAGTAAGCATTTACTATGGTCGTAAGGTCACACAATTGCAAGACAAGATAGGTGAAACAATAGACAAGGCCATCAAGGAGGAGGAACAGAAGTTGAACAATTCTAACACTAAATCTCATGCGTAAAATCACCGAAATCATCATACACTGCTCTGCCACCCCCGAAGGCAAGGACTTCACGGTGGAAGATATTCGTCGTTGGCATTTGGCACGCAAGTTTGCCGATATAGGTTATCACTATGTCATCTATCGGGACGGCAACGTCCACAAGGGACGTGCCGAGAACATAGCTGGCGCCCATTGCCTGGGGCATAATGCCCACAGCATTGGCATCTGCTACATTGGTGGTGTGGCCAAGGACGGAAAAACGCCCAAGGACACACGCACGCCACAACAGAAGCAGGCACTTCGCCAACTCGTGCAGCAGCTTCAGTTCGTTTATCCCCACGCAACTGTGCATGGGCACAACGAGTATTCAAGCAAAGCTTGTCCATCATTTAACGTTCAAACAGAGTTATGAAGCCCTTTGCTTTTCCCATAATCATGTGGCTGTGCCTACTCACATCGTGCCGCAGTACGCACAAAGTCACAAGTACGAACACGTTTGCCACGGACTCCGCTGTACAAGTGCAGCGGCATCAGTGGCAAACGTCACGCATTGATTCGATGTGGCGGCACACCGAACTTTTGTTCGACAGCTGCATCGTGAACTTCGGGGTTGGAGCAGAGACTCCAACTATCGAAGCTCCCCATGCGCTGCAAGGTGTTTCTAACGCCAAGGCGCAAAGAATTTCCCGGCAAAAGCCGCAATCCATTCGTATCTATGGCGCACACCTTTCGTCAAGCCGAAAGGAAAGCGCCAAGACAGAGACAAGGGAGGAAGACAGCCTCGCTGCGACTCGGCAATCTTCCTTACAACAAGTTCAGCAGAGGGAGTCCATGGCGAGACCATGGACTTTTCCTGTCAAGTTAATCTTGACCTTGGTATTCCTTGCAGCCTTAGCTGCCTTTTGGTGGTGCCATCGTCGGGACTCCGATGCTTGAATTTCTTTAATGGGCTAAACACCTTTTCATGCTTCAAAGGAGATTAGCCCACGGTTTAGCGGACCTACTTTTCATGCTTCAAAGTCAGTCCGTCAAGCCCACATCACCTTTCTCGTACCTCGAAAGAAGATGCAGGCTCTATTGTTGGCGGACAGGCTATGTGCCTCGCCAGTCCGTTTTACCGCACAGCGTGCCTTTTTAGGCAACAAAGCGTGTTGTCGTGCTATGGCGGACAAGTCCGCTAAAACACGACAACACACTTTTTTTGCCCGTCAGCGGTCGTCTGAGTACGTGCCTTCAAGTGCCTAACACTATGGCAGATTAACATCTGCTAAAGTGTTAGGCATTTTTCGGCACGCACACAGACGGATTACCGCCCGTTCGCGGTGGCGCAGGTGGTGGTCGGTCGAGACCCCCAAGGTGTGAAATTTTCCCTTGAAAGGTGGGGAATTTTGGAGGCTATCAGAGACCCGAAAGACTTCGGGGGGGGTGATGTGGGTGTTTGGTCGGGTGCATTGGGGTCGTTGGATAGTCAGAAACTCCCGAACCTCATGAGTATAAAGGAACTTGGAGGGTCGTTTTAGATAGCCCGAAACCTTGGATTTGAGCGCATTGTGAAACTTCGGGGTGTTTTGTTGGGTAGGTGGAAACTTGGAGGGTCGTTTTAGGTTGCCCGAAACCTTGGAGTTTGGCACATTGTGAAACTTCGGGGTGCTTTGTTGGGTAGGTGGAAACTTGGAGGGTCGTTTTAGATAGTCCGAAACCTCGGATTTGAGCGCATTGCGAAACTTCGGGGTGTATTCGTGGAAACTTCGGGGTGCTTTTTCGTGGTGTGGGTGTGGTGTGTGCGTTGTTTGCCTTTTCTCGCTTTTCTATGTGTTCAACCTTTTCGGCATTCGTGCATTCGGGGGACTTTTGTCGGGGTGAAGGAACTCAAAGAAGCGCATTATTTAAGATATGTTTACATATTCCGCTTTGGGGTGGGGGTGTTCGCGGTTTGACGATGTAGGGCGGTCGGGGGGTCTTCCGACGGAGGGGTTAAGGGGAAACCCCTTAACAAACCCCTAAAGCATTGATATTCAATGCTTTTGTTTTTCTACCACTTAATTTTTTTCGGTTTTCATCAAAAATAGGTTTGATTTTTGAGCTTGAAACGCTTGATTTATCGTCTTTTGTGGGTGGCTCCCATAGCTGTATTTTCGCGATATTATTCACTTTCTAATTGTTAAAATTATGTCAGACATCAACGCAAATGCTACGGTCACGCTTACAGTGAACGGCAAACAGGCGCAAAATATGCTCGAACAGTTGAAACGGCAAGCGAGCGACCTCGAAGATAAAATAACAAAGGCAGCTGCTGCGGGCGATAAGGTCCAGCTGAAGAAATTCCAGCGTGAACTAAAGCAGACCCGCCGCCAGATTGGGCAGATTGAGAGTGCAACCCAGGGGGTGGAGAATGTATTGAAGAGACTGGATAAGGCATCACCCAAGGAACTCTCTCGCACGCTTCGGGAACTCAAAAAGTCCTTGAACGGCATCGAACGCGGTACGGACGAGTGGAACAAGCAGTGCGAGAGCATCAAGCGCGTAAAAGCTGAATTGGCTTCGGTCAATGAGGAGCTAAGGGAGACCGAGAAGGAAAATGTGGGACTTGTGGACCGCATCAATGGTTTTGTGGACAAGTGGGGCAACATCATTGCAGGGGTGGCAGCTGTCGGCACGGGACTTGTCTTGGCAGGACGCAAGGCAGTGAACGCTTTTGCAGAAATGGACGCGGAAATGGCGAATGTGCGCAAGTTTACGGGGTTAGCTGATGACGAAGTGAAGGAACTGAATGAGGATTTTAAGAAGATGGACACCCGTACTTCGCGTGAAGATTTGAACAAACTCGCGGAGGAAGCTGGGCGACTCGGAAAGTCTTCAAAAGAAGATGTCTTGGGCTTTGTCAAAGCTGCTGACCAAATCAATGTGGCATTGGACGAGTTGGGAGATGGGGCGACCTTGACGCTTTCCAAACTCACCAACATATTTGGTGATGAAGCACGCTTGGGAACTGAAAAATCCTTGCTCGCTGTCGGTTCTGTAATCAACGACCTCTCGCAAAATTGTACGGCAAGTGCTGGCTACCTCGCTGAGTTTGGCAAGCGCATGGCTGGCGTGGGGGCGCAAGCTGGTATGACTATTCCGCAAATCATGGCTTTTGCAGCGGTATTGGATAGCCAAGGTCAAGCGTGCGAGATGTCAGCAACGGCACTCTCGCAACTCATCATGAACTTGTTCAAGGAGCCAAGCAAGATTGCAAAGGCTACGGGCATGGATTTAGACGAGTTGAACAAAGCGCTCAAACGTTCTACGAATGAAGGGTTACTTATGCTCCTTCAAAAGTTGAAGGAGTTGGGCAACATGGACGTACTCGCTCCTGTTTTCAAAAACATGGGTGAGAATGGCGCCCGTGCTTCACAAGTCTTGGCGACTTTAGCCGGCAATGTGGAGATGGTGAAGTGGCAACAGGAACAAGCGACACAGTCGTTTGAAGATGCCACATCGGTGACGAATGAGTTTAATGTGCAGAACTCGACTGTCGAGGCGGAACTGGATAAGGCAAGAAAGCGTGTTACAGAACTTGCCATTGAATTGGGCGAGAAACTTATGCCCGTCATGAAGCATGTGATTTCTACCACGACCCTCACACTGAAGGCTATGAGTACGACAATAGACTTCCTTGCAAGAAACAAGGAAGCCATTATCGTATTGACTTCAATGGTGGCAGCTTACACCATCGCAGTGAAGGCGAATGCCATCGCGCTTAAAGCACAAGCGGCATGGCATGCCGTGTGCAAGGGTACGGCTATCGCGTACCATGCAGTGGTGAATACGCTGCAAGCTGGGCATATTGCCTTCAATTTGGTATTGGCGAAGCTGCAAGGCAATTGGGCGCGTCAATCCTCGCTCATGGTGGACTTGAAACGAAAGGGTTTGTCTCTCGCTTCGGGTTGGGGTGTTTTGCTCGCTGCTGCTGTGGCGCTTGGCTATGGCATTTACAAGATGACTAAAAAAGTGAATGAAGCTGCCGAGGGCGAAAAGGCTTTGGCTGCTGTCCGACTGAAAGGTCAGGAAGGTATTGTGGAGGAGAAAAACAAGATTGATGCACTGGTTAAGGTGGCACGTAATGAGAAACTTTCTTTGGACGATCGCCAAAAGGCGGTGCAAGCACTCAATAAGATAATACCCAATTATAATGCGCAGTTGGACGCTACTACGGGTAAGTATAAGGAGAACAAGGATGCTTTGGACGCTTATTTGCTTTCTCTTAACGCGAGTTCGAGATAA